CCTGGTTGCTGCAGTAGGTATGCCTACATACATGAGGTGAAATCTTCGGCATCTGCACTTTGAAGATACTGTTGTATCTATTAACGGCGTGTTTAAAACGCTGTTCCCAATGTAATGCCACCTCCGGCATTCCCTTTTTATCTCGGAAAAGAAATCCTATATAGCCGCCAACCATAATTTCCGGTAAATCTTTCGGACGGTTGGCAAGAATTGTTTTAAACATTTCATACACATCATCCGTCATTGGAAGTTTTCTTGTTCCTGCATTTGTTTTGGTAGATTCAATATGGTACTCCATGTGGTTCGTTCTTTGTAATTGGTGATCAATATTTATGATGCGATTCTGCATATCAATGTCTTTAATTGTAAGACCGCAAAATTCCGAAATACGAAGTCCTGTATGAAACAAAATGTAAAACACTTCGTAGTACTTGTGGTAAACATTGTCATCATGAACGAACTTCAAGAATTGCTTCATCTGTTCCTTTGTAATTGCCTCTCTTGTATGCTCAGTATTAATAATAACACCAGCAAGCTGAAATCCGAATGGATTCTTCACAAGAATGTCATCATCCACTGCCATTTGAAAGGCTGGTCTTAAAACACCACGTACTGTTTTTATCGTACTTGAACCTCGTCCATCTTGCTGCATCTTGATAAGAAACAGTTTAGCATCAGACGTTTTGACCTCTGCAATTTTTCTGCTACCAAATGGTTCTTTTGCCATTAAGTTTTTTACATAACTGTAATTGGTAAGTGTGTTAGGTTTGACCCCTGTCCTAGTCTGCAGGTAACGTTCAATTAATTCATTGACCGTCATTTTTCTCCCTAACGGATCCAGTTTAGAATCTATATCCTGTCTTACCATTTTTTCAAGTTCTCTTAATGAAAGACATGGTTGTTTACCTACTGGCTGTGGGTCTGTAGGAACTAGCCTCCAACTGTATAAAAACTTCGGTTTACCATCCTCAATATATTTATATTGGTATTTTCCATTGGCTCTTACTGACTCTCCAGTATGCAGGATTCTATGTTTCTTGTCTCTTCTTTGTCCTTGGCTTGCCATTCGCTAACCCCTCCTTTATTCCTGGTTTGTTTAAGTATTTAACAAACTCTGCTTTGATAATTAACTTACGTGTTCCGTACATTGCTAGAAAAGGAAGATTCTTTTCTTCTACCAGGCGGAACAGCTTTCTTCTACTAAGACCGTAGAATTCTGCCGTCTCAATGACAGTCAAGAAGTCCTTATCCGCTAATGATGGTTTACCCATTTTTGTCACCTCCTTTTTTGGTAGTCTATTAATCACTCTAAACCGTATAAATAGCAACTACTTTTGACAGATAAAAGCAACTTATATCGTAGAATTGTTTTGTAAATATTCCTCGAATTTTGTGCGGATTATCAGATAACGATTTCCACTAACCAATGCGAAATCACCCATATTTTCTTCTGCTAATCTACGCATCTTTTTAATGCCTATGTTGAAGTAGACTGCTGCCTCCTTTATCGAAAGTGTATATTTTTCACTTAACGGTAAATCATACATTTGACACACCTCCAAACCTACCCTTGATATAACATTCATGACTGCAATATTTCCTCTTGGGGTTTCCATACACCGTAAAAACCTTTTCACATATAGGACAAACATATTCATAGTTCGCTTTACGCTTCACTTGGTCAAGGTGTGCATTCCACCATCTGTTTCTGCATCTGTCAGAACAAAATCTCTTATGTTTCTTTCCTTTGCTCTGAACAACGATTTTTCCACATTGTTCACAAACCGAATCTGAAACACTCTTTTGCAAATCTTCACTACACAGATTATTTCGTCTACAGTAAGTTTTCACGCTGTTTACTGAGATACCAATATCCTTTGCTATCTGTTTATAGCCAATTCCATTTTTTCGATATTCTTCTATCAGAAGTTTCTGTTCACTAGTCATAAAAAAGCACCTCCTACCAGGTAGCCTTGGCAGGAGGTAAAAAAGGACGTTTTTCTAATCTTTTTTATAAAAATCACAAGTATAACCATCGGCACGAAGGAGAAGTCCTTCTGCCCACTTCGGTACTCTTGCCATCTGTTCGCACACAGCCTCAAGGCTCATGCGTGGATCTGCTTCAATGATAATTTCATCATGGACATGAGCAACGATACTGCAGCAACGAAGCGTCTTCATGGCATACATCAAAATGTCACGAGATGTTGCCTGGACGATGTTTTCCACAAATTTAGGACCATAGCTTTCAAGACGTTCCCACTTCTTCGTGCCACCCAAACCTTCATATGTGACAGACTCACCACCGAACTTATTCTCTCCCATGCGTGGTTTTACATAGGAAAGGACTCTGCCAGACGGTAAGGTAATAAACAGCATCCCGCTTCTACAAGAGAAGTGAACACCGTGCGTTGCTGTGGTAGTCTTCCCCTTTATAGCTTTTTTCACGGCATTATCGACATCCCACCAAAATCTAACGATATTGGGGTTCGAACTTCTCCAGGCTGATACTAATTCCGGGAGTTCCTCTTCTGCAAGACCCATCTCAAGGGCACCCATAGCTTTTAAAGCACCTACCGATCCACCATATCCTAATGCAAGCTCCGCAATCTTGCCCTTCTGACGAAGATGCCCGTTCACTCCATGCTTTTCAACCGGAACACCAAACATCTGACTTGCAGATGCACAGTAAATATCTCCACCCTTTGCAAAGACATCTGCTCTCCAGTTTTCTCCTGCAAACCATGCAATTACCCTAGCTTCAATAGCAGAAAAGTCTGCAACGATGAACGATTTGTTCACCGAAGGAATAAATGCTGCTCTGATCAGCTGTGATAAGGTATCCGGGATATCATCATATAAAAGGTCAAGTGAGTCATAGTCCCCACATTTCACAAGACCTCTTGCTTCAGACAAATCTTCCATATGATTCTGTGGAAGGTTCTGCAACTGTACAAGCCTTCCCGCAAATCTGCCTGTGCGGTTGGCACCGTAGAACTGAAACATTCCTCTTACTCTGCCATCTTCACACACAGAGTTCTGCATTGCCTGGTACTTACGAACCGATGACTTGGCAAGTTTCTGTCTTAAAGCAAGAACCTCTGACATCTCATCCGGGACTTCATCAATCAGTGCTGCCACAGCCTTTTTACCAAGAGTATCTGTTTCAATTCCGTTATCTGCCAACCATCCTTTCATCTGTACTACCGAATTTGGATTCGTCAGACTTGTCAGCACTTGCATCTTGGTCATAAGGCTTTCACGGGATACCTTATCAATCTCAATACACTTCTCTACAAAATCCATATCAACCAGAATTCCTCTATCGTTGATTTCCTGATCAAGATGATATTCATCCCACACAAAGTCCGGTACAGGGAATTTCTGCAGTCTGCTCTGAATCTGCATCTCTACTTCAACATCACGGATGTTGTATGCTTTGAAGCGTTCCCACTTTTCCATATCATGCTGTGGCAAATTTCTTGTTCTGCCACCATTAGATTTCGTAGGGTTACATGGTGTGCAGAAATATTTTATAAGGTCTTTTCCTTCAGTTAGTTTCTGCTTTTCAAGCCCAAGAACCACTCCTACACCTTCCAGTGATAACGGAAGTCCCATATATGCAGACCACACCATCGAGCATTTCCATGAATCCGGTTCAAGGTATGTACCATGCTCATACCCCAGAAATTTTGACAGACAGATTCTTTCGAACTGTGCATTAAAGGCCCACTTGGTAATAGAATCATCTACCAAGGCATCATATACTTCCCGTGGTATTCTTTCCCCACAGGCAAGGTCAATTACTTTCACGTCTCCACCATCAATACTGTATCCAAAGAGCAGAATCTCAAAATCCGGTGATTCCACATATCGATATACACCTGCCTTTGACAGATTGACTGAAGAATACGTTTCGATATCTATTTCTAAATTCTTCATTCACTACCTCCAATAAAAAACGGGCGATACAGGATTCCCCTATACCGCCCTGAACTGGTTATTCTGCTTTTGCCTGCTCTTTCTGTTCTTTCTTCTTACGTCTCTTTTGTTTAAGATAATGAATACCGTCAGATACCATCATTGCAAAAGTTCCGATTAAGAAACCCATCGTACATCCGAAACAAACTGTAAGCATAAAGCTCTGTATTTCTGTCATAGTAGTATCCCCCTTATGCTAAGAAATCATCATCAGCTACTGTACCGAAGTCATCTGCTGCAGAAGTCTTACCACCAAGAGATTCTCCGTCACGGATTTTCTGAATGTTACCAAGACCACAGGCGATTCCCTTATTTCCGTTGGAGTTGAATGCGTAAAAGTTAAGAGATACTCTCGCATAGCAACCGGAATACACTTCTCCTCTATCAAGGATAGGTTTTACTGCACGGTCAACAATCTGTGGTGCGGTTGTGCTGTTAGCATTGATAAAGTAATGACCTTTGTATGCTTCATCATCACGCTCGATGTCACCATCTCTTAAAGGAAGTTTGATAGCTGCCTTGTTCGGTTTCTTACCACCGAACTTCGCAATACCATCTTCGATTGCAGCATCGATAGCTTTATTGATTGCATTTACTGTTTCTGTATCAGACTTTGGAATAAGTACAGAAACGGAATACTTCTCTGCTCCGCCGTTGATTGATACCGGTTCCCAACCGTGGAAATAAGATAATCTAGTATTTACACCTGTTACTACTTTAGTTCTGTTCATGTTAGCCATAATTTTAATCCTCCATAATTTCGTTAAATTCGTTTTTTGCGTTTGATACGTTTACTGCCGGACGCTTGTCTGTGTTAGGCACAAGTGTCAGCTTGCCTGGTGGTTTGTAAATGAGGTCACCGAGAATCTCCTCAAAGGCTGCCTTTCCCATCAGCTTCTGCATCTCTGTCATAGGGATAAGTGACTGACGGTAAATATCTGTGTAGCCATGTTCCTTGGCGGTTTCAGCTATTTTTTCTTCATCACGATATTTACGGACCGAACGCCCTTCTACTACCTTAAAGCCATACCACTCTTTTCCGTGGTTTACTGCAGCCTCTGTAGCATAAGCCGTGATTTCGTTTGCCCACTTTGTAAGGTCAGGCAGAATGGTAAGAACTTCTTCAATCTCCGCATCTGTCAAAAGTGGCGGAAGTTTGAATTCGTGTCTTGCCAGTTTCAGTTTTTCTTCTGCTCTTGCTCTGCATTTTGTAGCAGCTTTGCAGAAGGTACACCACTCACCCGGAATATACTCGCCATCTCCGTTGTAGGCCATCTGTGCCTTTGGCATCAGTTCATCTTCCGCCCAGGCTTTCAGCTGTTCTACCGGAATCGTCCAGGTGCTGATGTTTTCTCTTCTTGGCTGAAAGATGGTCATGGATACATCTTTGATGTCATAAAGAGCATCATATATTCCAAGGGCACCAAGTGCATATAACATCATCTGCGGATTTTCTTCTGATTCAACAAGCACCCCAAGTCCATACTTGAAATCTATGATATGAAGTGTTTCATCTGAAATGATGATGCAGTCTCCTGTGCCAAAACCATCCGGTACATAGCAGGAAAAGTCGAGTCTCTGCTCAATAAGAATAATGGGGTCTTTGCAACATCTCTTTGCCTCTTCATACTGTTCGATTACATACTCTGTGTAAGCATCTGTGCATTCTTCCATCTCATCGCAGTTATAATCCGATACCGGACGTTTGCTGCGCTTCTTAAGAGCCTTCTTTAATTTGTGTTCACAAAGAGCGTGTGCCGCAGTACCTTCTTTTGCTGCCTCTGAAGTCTGGGATTCAAATTCCAGTTCGAGTCTTGCCGATGGTGTGCAGTTCAGCCATCTGTGTGAACCCGATGCAGATAAAATTGCATGATTACTCATTTCCGATTACCTCCGCATCTTTCAATACTGCAGCATAGTCCTTAGGATCTATGTCACTAAGTTTACTTGCACCGTACTTTGATACGATTGCTCTGACTTCTGCTGAATACCCTGCCTGGCTTTTTCCTGCAAGAACACCGCGCACCTTTTCAAGGGAAATGGTTGGTTCTGCTTTCTTTTCCGTAAGGGCTTTTGCCTTTGATTCTTCTGACAGACCTTCCAGTACGGTATTGCATACCACTTGGACACTGTCAGATAAAGAACGAAGGTCTTCAACTACTTTCAGCACTTGCTGTGCTACGTCAACAATCAGCTTAACCTTATTCAATCTTCACACCTCCTTCTGACTCACAGATGGAAACTTCATTAATACTGTCACCCGGAATAAGGATTGTAACCTTCTGCTTTCTTCCGAACAGCAAACGAAGGAATCTTTCCCTTACATTCACATTGCGGCAAGTAACAACTCCGCCCGTCTGTGGAACTTTTGAAACACTGATTTTCAAGTTATGTTTCATCGTCTTTACCTCTTTTCCGAAGGCTTATCGTTTTGTTACCTTCTATTAGGTAGCCAGTTGGGGACGTTCAAAAGGACGGTTTTATAAAAAATTTCAAAAAAAAATAAACCTCATCATTTTGATGTGTACCCCCTTTACTGGACAAAACCAGTAGAGGGGGATTTTTTATGCGCTACAGTTATGAATTCAAAAGAAACTGTGTTGATTTGTATCGTCAAGGACGTTGGCCAGAGACACCAGAAGGTATCAATAATCAAGAAAACTTCCGTCATACGATTCGTGGATGGGTTCGCATGGAAGATGCTTGCGGACCAGAAAGTTTACGGAATAAAAAATATAATAAAGATTGGACTGCCGAAGAACGATATGAATTAGTTGCTAAAGTAATAGCAGGACAATCTTATAAAAGTGTCTCTTTTGCTAATGGTATCAATCCGGGGCAGCTGTATCAATGGGTTCGCAAATACAAAGAGTTGGGATATAATGGGCTTGTAGCTATGAAAAAAGGCAGACCAAGGAAGGAGCTCCAAATGAAAAAACAAGTAAGCCCAGAACCTCTTACGGAATCTGAAAGAGAAGAACTTATTCGTCTTCGTGAAGAAACAGAATATTTAAGAACGGAGCTTGCGGTCAGAAAAAAACTGGAAGCCTTGAGACAGGAAAAGGAAGCTGCGCGACTCAAGGCGAAAAGGCAGCAATCATTAAAGAACTCAGAGAGAGAGGATTCCAATTAAGGCATCTGTTAAAGGCTATGAAAATATCGAGATCCACATATTACTATGAAATCAGGAAAGTGGATGCTGTAGAAATCAGGAATCAAGAGCTCATGGATGAAATCATAGAAATATTTGAGCACCATAAGGGCAGATATGGAGTAAGACGTATTTATCGGGAGCTTGTGAATCGTGGACGTAATGTCAATCATAAACGAGTACAGAGACTTATGCATAACATGGGACTCATGGGAAAACGTCCGAAAGAAAAATATCATTCGTATAAAGGTGAAGTTGGCAAAGTGGCTGACAATATCATTGATAGAGATTTCCGTGCAAAAGCACCATTACAAAAATGGACAACAGATGTCTCTCAGTTCAAGTTCCCATGGGGTAAATGCTACATTTCGCCAATCCTTGACATGTGCACAAACGAAATCATCTCATATGATTTATCTCTCAGTCCAAATCTTGAACAAATACGTAATATGCTGGATCATGCATTTGAAAAATTTCCATATGTTGAAGGTCTGATTTTACATTCAGATCAGGGATGGCAGTATCAGCATGAATATTTTAGAAATACATTAAAAGACCATGGAATCATCCAATCTATGTCCAGAAAAGGTAATTGTATCGATAACTGTATTATGGAAACATTCTTTGGAAGATTAAAGAACGAGATGTATTATGGCTATGAGAAAGATTATGATTCATTTGAAGCCTTTTCAAAGGCTATGGAAGATTATATAAGTTATTACAACAATGAACGGATCCAGGCAAAAACAAAATGGATGCCTCCTGCTAAGTACAGGGAGACATCCATGTGTGCTTGATTCGCTATTCAGTGTGTCCAGGAAACTGGGTACACATCAATATCCGGGGTTTTGATTTATAGGAATAGCAAAAGATTGTAATACCCCAACATCAATATACAGAAAAGGACGGTGGGGAGAATGGTCTTTCGGATCAGCTGTCCCAGCGATACGCCAAAGTAATCGGCGGCAACGACAGAACAGACGTGGGTGGGTGACAACATGCTGGCGGCGTGGCTCATGCACATGAGCAGGGCCATCAGGGGAACGCCGCCGGAAGGGATTGCCGCGAAGGCCAGGGGCGTACCGAGAGCGATGATCCCGCTGGAACCGCTGATGATCCCGCCTAGGAAGAACATCAGCGCGAAGACGATGTAGCTGGGAATGGGAAGGTCTTCCAACAGTTCAGGGAGCGTG